GTAGTTTTGGAGAGTGGGATTGGGATATTTTAGCTAATACTTGGAATACTACAAAATTAAAAGAATGGGGATTAGATACACCAAAATTTGATTTAGATGAAAATGTAAAAGATTATTCAAATGAAATAAATGAAAATTTTAGGGTAGAAGTGGAATGTATTGATGAAGAAGAGCAAGAAAAATTATATAATGAATTAATTAATAAAGGATATAAATGCCGACTTTTGACATTATAAAAGAAAGTAAACCTAAATTGTCATTTAGAGTTTCTAGTGTTATTGGTAAGTTTGATTTACAATCAGAACACATTGTAGAACAATTTCAAGGTAGCATAGATTTGCCCAAAAATTGGAGTATAGGTATAATAGTAGGTAAAAGTGGAACAGGCAAAACAACTATAGCAAAACAATTATTTAAAGATTCTTATATAACAGATTATAAATACTCTGCTGAATGTATTTTAGATGATATGCCAAAAGGATCTTCAATTAATACAATAACTAAAACATTTAATTCTGTTGGATTTTCCAGTCCACCAAGTTGGTTAAAACCATATTCTGTTTTAAGTAATGGGGAAAAAATGAGAGTAAATTTGGCAAGAGCAATATTAGAAAATAATCCATTAATTGTATTTGATGAATTTACAAGTGTTGTAGATAGAAATGTAGCTAAAATAGGAAGTTATGCTATGCAAAAAGCTATAAGAAAAACAAAGAAACAGTTTATTGCTGTTAGTTGTCATTATGATATAGAAGATTGGCTTATACCTGATTGGATTTTTAATACAGATACAATGACCTTTCAAATAAATGAGAGGCAAAAAAAAAATAGACCAAACATCAAATTCTCTATATACGAAGCAAAAAACAAATCAATTTGGAAAATGTTTGCTAAATACCATTATTTAAGTCATACTCATAACAACGCAGCTCATACTTATATTGCAACAATAAATGATGAAATAGCTGGATTTATAAGTATATTACATCAACCACATCCTGTAGCTATTAATTTAAAAAAAGTTCATAGATTAGTCATATTGCCTGATTATCAAGGTGCTGGATTTGGAATAAGATTTTTAAATGAAATAGGTAAATATTATAAAAAAAATAAATATAGATATACTATAACAACATCAGCGCCGAGTTTAATCAATGCATTAAAAAAATCTAATAATTGGATATGTAATAGATTTGGTAGAAGTAAGCCACAGCCTGATAATACAAATAAAGGTGGGGTAGGTATTATTACCTCAGCAAATAGAATAACAGCTAATTTTGAAATGAAATAAGATGAACAAAACCGAACACCATAAAAAAGCATTATTAGAAGCATTAGAAAAATCTTTGGGAGTAGTTACAACTGCTTGTAAAAGAGCAGAGGTAGGTAGGACTACTTATTATGATTGGTATAATAATGATGAGGAATTTAAAAAGCAAGTTGATGACATATCAAATATAGCATTGGACTTTGCAGAATCTCAACTACATAAACAAATAGCAGACAATTCAACTTCTGCAACAATATTCTATTTAAAAACAAAAGGAAAAAAAAGAGGTTATATTGAAAGACAAGAAATAACTGGAGCTGATGGTGCGCCTACTAATTTCCAAATAGAAATAATTGACAAAACAGAAGATACAGACAAATAAAATATTTAAACACTTAAGCAACAGTACAAAAAAAATAATTGTAGAGCAAGGTGGTACTAGGTCAGGAAAGACTTATAATATATTGTTATGGATTATTTTAAAATATACTACACAAAACAAAAATAAAATTATAACTATATGCAGAAAAGCTTTTCCTAGTTTAAGAGCATCTGTAATGAGGGATTTTTTAGACATACTCAAACACCTTAATATTTATAATGAAACCAATCATAACAAATCAAATAGTGAATATATGTTATATGGCAACTTAGTTGAATTTATTAGCTTAGATATGCCGCAAAAAGTAAGAGGACGAAAAAGAAATCTATTGTTTATAAATGAAGCTAATGAGTTAAACTGGGAAGATTGGCAGCAATTAATATTTAGAACAGACGAAAAAATTATTATTGATTATAATCCAAGTGACGAGTACCATTGGATATATGATAAAGTAATACCAAGAGACGACTGCGACTTTTACAGAACCACATATCAAGACAATCCTTTTTTAGAAGATAGCATAAAACAAGAAATAGAAAGATTAAAAGAAACAGATGAGCAATATTGGCAAATATATGGATTAGGTTTAAAAGGTATTAGTAAAGCTACTATATTTAAATATTTTGAATGTAATAAAATACCTGAAAATGCTCAATTTATAGCTTATGGTGCAGATGCTGGTTATTCAAATGATCCATCAACTTTGGTTAGTGTTTATATATTACACCATAATTTATATATTAGAGAACATTTATACAGAACGCAGATGACAACTAAAGATTTGCATAATACTTTTAAAGAAACTAATATCGCAAGAAAACAAATTTATATGGATAGTAGCGAACCTAGATTAATTGAAGAGCTAAGAAGAATGGGTTGGAATATTAGACCATCAGTAAAAGGTAGAGATAGTATAAATGCTGGTATTGATTTACTAAAAAGATATAAAATATATATTACCAATAAAAGTAATAATGCAATACAAGAGTTTAGAAACTATAAATGGAAAGAAGATAGGACAGGTAAATTAACTAATAATCCAGAAGATAAAAACAATCATATAATTGATGCTGTCAGATATGCTGCCTATAGCGTATTAAGCAAACCAAACTTTGGAAAATATTCAATTCAATAGTTTCTAAAACTTTTTATTTCTTCGTTATATATGTATGAAAGTAAATGTACATATACCTAGTTCTTTAAGTCAGATAACTTTAGGACAATATCAAAAATATTTAAACATACAAGAAAACAATACAGATGAGAAATTTTTAGCTATTAAAATGATAGAGATATTTTGTGGACTAAGAGGCGATACCATAATGGCAATGAAAGCTAAAAGCATAAAAGATATAACAGAGGGATTAGCAGAAATGTTTAAAGCTAAACCTGCATTAGTTACTAAGTTCACGATGAATAATAAAGAATATGGATTTATTCCACATTTAGAAGATATGACATTTGGCGAGTACATTGACTTAGATAGTAACATAGGAGACTTTGAAAACATTCATAAAGCAATGGGAGTATTATATCGTCCAATAAAACAAAAAGTAAAAAGCAAATACTTAATTGAAGATTATACAGGTGAAGAGGGTGATTCAATGTTTGATATGCCAATGGATGCAGTATTAGGGTCGATTATTTTTTTTTATCATTTAGGGATCGACTTGTCGAAAACTATGCTGAACTCTTTGGATCAGGAGGAAATGAATTCTCTGCAGTTAACCAATTTGGAAAAAAGTGGGGTTGGTATGGAGCATTATTCAATGAACTCGCTCAAGGAGATATTACACGAATTGAAAATATCACTAAACTAAATGTTAATACTTGTCTTTATACTTTAAGTTATTTAAAAGACAAGGCAGAACTAGAAGCTAAACAAATGAAAAAGAAATTAAACAGATGACAGAAATAATTAAACACTTATTCGGATTATGTGGAGAGCCACACTTAAACATATTTACAATAACAATCTTATTGGCTTTGCCTTTATTATATATAGCAATAAGAAAAAAAACAAAAATAAATGAGTAATCAAGGAGTAAGAGGATTTTATCAAATAACAGAAACAATTAAAAATCAGTTGTTAGCTGATGTAAATGTTAATACTGTAACAACAGGCGATATAACAGAAATAGATTTATCTAAACAAACTATATTTCCTTTATGTCATATTATAGTTAACAATGTAACAATACTAGAACAGGTACTACAATTTAACATTAGTGTTTTAGCAATGGATATAGTTGATCAAAGTAAACAAGAAACAACAGATATATTTAGAGGAAATAATAATTTACAAGATATTATCAATACACAATTAGCAGTAGTAAATAAATTAATAGGAGAATTAAGACAAGGAACAATCCATTTAGATTTATACCAACTAACAGGAGATGCAAGTTGTGAGATATTTCAAGATAGATTTGAAAATGAGTTAGCTGGTATTGCTTGCACATTTGATGTATTTGTAGCAAACGATATAAACTTATGCAACTAAAAGAAACAAAAGAGGCTTTAAATAAATTTGGTAAATATGTAATCCAACAAATAAGGAGCAATTTAACAAAAAACAAAAATAAAAAGAAAAAGACTTCTAATTATACTAATGAACTTTATAATAGTTTAGAGTATAAACCTTTTGTTGCTGGTAATAAAATAGGATTAAAATTCTATATGGATGAATACGGTAAATTCCAAGATCAAGGAGTTAAAGGAGTTAAGGGCGGAACTAGTTTAAGTGGATATAGTTATAAAAAAAGTTCTAATTTAGTTGGCGTTGAATATTACACAGGAACTCTTGCTAAATGGGCAAAGTTTAAAAGGTATCAAGCAAGAGATAAAAAAGGTAGGTTTGTTGATTATAAAAGTACTGGATTTGCTTTAGCTAATATTATAAAAAATTATGGTATAAAACCTAGTTTATTTTTTACAAAACCTTTTGAGAAAGCGTTTGAAAATTTACCAAAAGATTTACAAGATTCATTTGTTAATGATGCAGCTAATTCAATAATTATACCTAAAAAAAATAAATAATGGCAAATATATTTTTAAGAAGTCCGTATTTTCTAACTATAACAACAGGCTCGCATTTGTCTGCTAAGCTAGAACTAACCATAGAGGGTACACTAAGATACACAATAATAAAAAATTCAACTTCAAACAGAACAGTATTTGAAATCGCTACATTAGCAAAGGAT